GTCTTGGTGATCGGCTGCTGTTGCAACGTATGTTTGAACAAGTTTACCTGCTGTTAATGCAACACCACCTGCTAAACCATATCTAAATACTCTGTCACCATAATATAAAACTGAACCTAAAGGAATATCATTTCCTAAAGGGTCATCTATAGAAGTTGTGCCACTTGTGTAAGGGTTGATAATTGAGTCTGGGTTAGAACCTTTACCGAAAAGAACATCAGTAGGTGCGAAACCTAATACTGAACTAGTACCAGTTGTACTGCCTAAAGCGTAGAAACCGCCTTCTCTAGTTCCGTAAGTAGTTTCTACTCCCCCCGTTGCAACTCTGTAAGTGTTGTAACCATTTTGTGAGCGAACTTGCCCTTTGAAGCTTGTATTTGCCATTATTTTTCTCCTGAAAAAAACCCTATCGTCTTGGCTTGTCTGCTAGGTCAGTCGATAGGTAAAGTTACCCTAGAAAGGTTGATGGGGGTTGAGTAAGAAACCCCCCCATCAATGGTTCCATATACGCTATTCCGTATTTAAGACGAGCCCGGTGAACCGAAGATACCTAGCGGATCGGATACCCCGAAGGAATATCTTTCTCTCGCTTTGTACCTCACGTTCCCTGTAGTGAAATCACCATCCATACTTGTTTCCATGGCGGTTCTTTCAAAGTGCTTCATGCCGTCAGGAACGTCAGTAGTCAAGAAGAAGGCATTGGTATCAGTCAAATAATGATTGATAGCATACCCCTCTGGAATTACTCCATTCGTGACAATAGCATTCACATCGTTATCAGCCGTGCCTACACGATAATTGCTTTCAAGCAATCTCGTGGCAACAAACTGAAGATCGGTGGGAATGACAAGCTTTCTCACACGAGCAGCAATTAACAAACCTCTTTCATCTGTCCACTTAGAAATTTGTATTACTGCGTCCTCAAGGGAAGTTTCGTTCAAGTCAGCGCCAGTTGATGGTCTATTACTGTTTGTACCACCATTCACCAATGGGTGAGAGGTACTGAACAGTGCGACACCATCGCCTGACGAAAACGTCGTTGAAAACCCGTTGTTTAACGGATATGCAGCTTTAACCTGTTTTGTGTAAGCCATAGCACGAGCCAACGCTTTGGTATATCTGCCAGAGAGAGAAACATAGAGGTTATCCTCCATTGCTTCTTCCGTGATAGAAAATCCCATACCGATGGTTTCGTGGGTATAGCGAGCCACAAAAGATTCTTGCGCTGTATCGAACACGATAGCAGAGCCTTCATCCTTTACTGGTGCCGCAGCGAAACCTGAAAGTTTCAGTTCTTCCTCAAATGATCGTTCAGATGATTCTGTAACATAGATTTCAGAATGTTCGCTTTCATATTGAGCATACTCATCTCCAAACAAGGCGTTTAGCCCCGGTAGGAGTTCTTTCAGCTCTTGCGCTCTAGATATAGCAGCCATAATTTACTCCTTTTAGCCTACGCCAGTTGCGTTGAGCAGTTGATGCCCAGTGTTAAACATTACCAATACATCCGTATAAGCATCGCCAACAGCGCTGTCTGGACCATCGATAAATTCGATGAGCTTGACAGGTAACGTATTGGTGGTAGCTATAGTAGATATATCAACCGAATTTTTGCTGGTACCGATTGCCGTAGAACCCGCGGTCTGCACGACAGCAGCATTTTTACCAAGATCATCTTGGTCTGCTGCGCCATCGCATTGCATTTGCAGGACTATATACGGATCGATAGCAACATACGCCACAATATCGTCAGCAGCTATTGAAGCTGGAAAATATTGGTTTGGCGTAAATTGACCAGTGGTCGGATCAGTGTATGCACATCCAAGAAAGATACCTATAGGGGTCAATGACGTTGTCCCAGTATCTTTTTGAATAGTCGTATTGGGGTTGTCATCCCCCCACTTTACAAAATCTCCATAGAATATGGATGTTCCATACGCATTTTTAATTTTGTAATGCTTGACTTGGTTGTTGAATGCACAGGATATGATCGAACCAACAGGTCTAGCCCCCATAGGGGTAGCTGATGCAGCCATAATCGTCTCCCGATTAAATTAATATAAAAATGTGACCCAATTAAGAATCACGCCCAAAAGACGTTCTCGACTTCCTTTCAAAAACTTGTTTTGTAGGCATTCGAGGGTCTTGATCTTTAAAGTATGCGTTGTCCACAGATTCTATCTGGTTTCTGGACATACGAGCAAAATGTTCGTCCCTAGCTTCCGCCATTTCTTTGGGCATTTTGCAAAGAAGACAACCGCCAATCTCAACATTTCCTTTTCTTCCCCATTCTGATTTGTGGTCATTCAAGATATGGAGTTCTGGAACATCGGATGCCATAACAGGCTCCCATCCAGATCGAAGCTGTTTTGAAACATTCGGATTATCCGCCTGTCCAAGCAAGCTTGCTCTTATCCACCTGAATACCCAGCCAGATACAGGATCAGGACTTGGTAAATTGGTTTGGTCTTCCCAACTCATTTGTCGTTTTTCAGCTTCACGCCCCTCGGTCTCCCTCGGTTTACGCTCAATTGAAGTTTCCTCCGTAACTAAAGCATCAGTTCCCTGAGCTTCAACGCTTTCAATTTTCTCATTCATAAGAACCTTCCTCTAATTTTAGATATTGACTAGCATATGCTGTTGCGGATACTCCCAATTGTCTCGCAACCCTGAGTTGATCTCTGGTTAACGACACTTTGCGGGCTTTTTTGCCATTATGTCTCGATGATGGCGCAACCACACTCGCTGGTTGCTGTTTTGTTGTTGCCTTCCCAACTTCCGTTGTTTTCGGCTGCACTCCAAAAAAGTCTGGAAACCGATTTCTCATACGAACATCGACTTCACTGTAATATTTTTCCGAATTCCCCGCAGGGTCTACCCCTTCTTCCCTGATCTCCTGATCCAAGTACAAGGCATAGGAGGTCATTTTCTGGTGGTTCGGGTCTTTATTGTTCATGAACCAAGAATTCTTGTCCGACCATGTTTGCATATCGGGATCGAGTTGCGGTTTTTCTGTCTGTTGCTGTGGCAGCTGTACAGGTGGCATATCCCTGTTTGCCTGTTGCATTATATAATCGGCATAATTGCCTGCTTGCTGTTCCGCCAATGTTGCCTTTGAAAGTCTTTCCTGTGCCTGTGCCATTGCATCCGAATCGCCTTCATCATTAGCCGCTTTCAATTCAGTCATAGCACTGTGTTTTGCCCATTGTGCATTGTTCAATGCCTGTTGGTTTAATTCCTGACCGCCTCTGTTAACAAAGCCATAAAGCCTTTGGTTGTCAGTCATTGCCTGTCTTAATTGATTGACCGCTTCCTTTTCTGCGCCCAGTGCTGCATCCTTGGCTTTTTTCTCTGCCTCAAACTGTCTGCGAATATCTTCAATTTCGCCCTTGACCGATGTTTCCTCTACCAGTGCCTCGATTTGAGGTTCTGCGCTTTCCGTTTCGATAACCTCGACTTCAGGCGCTTTGGTAACAACTGCGTTCTTTATGCCAAAAAACTGGTCTTGCGCAGTTTCCACTGGTTGATCGTTTACTGTTTGTTTCTCTTGTTCGTTCATGCTCTAACTACCCCCCTTGGGTCTTCGACAACCGCTTCCACAGTGTCATCGTTAATTATGCGAAATTCTTTTCCATAAATATTCAAACGAGTTCCTGAATAAGCACGAAACACAACCCAGTCTCCAGTTTTGCACCAAGGACCATTCGGATATCTTTCCTTGTCTTGGTAGCAATCCTCTCCCATCTTCAGGACGTAACCGCAAATATTTGCAACTTCTTCCAGATCAATGGTCTGTTTTGCCTTGACAATGCCCCCTTCAGTTTTTTCTTCGGTCTCTGGCATCGCCACCAAAATTCGCCATCCCATAGGATTCGGCAACTGGCTTTTATCTTCTGCCTCTGCGGTCTCCTTCAATTGTGCGCTCTCTTGCATTTATTCCTTTATGAACTTTTCAATCCAGTCAAGAATCTCACGTTCAGCAAGGGCTAACCCCTCAATAACTCCGACCATTTTCTGATAATCCGAGAAATCTTTACACGCTCCCGTGGAAACATGATCAGCGTGGTCATTCATCAATTCACGCAATCTACCAAGTAAAAACTGGGACAGTGATTGCGCTTTGATATCATTTGCCACGCTTGCTATCTTCAGTCATCGTTTTTACAATGTCAACGATTTTTTCAACCTCCCTGATTTCC